ACGTAGAATACACTGAAGACCAGCTAACGGATCAGCAAAAGGTGATGATTAACCACATCAACTCTTTGCAGCAAAAGATCGGCTCAGCCGAGTTTAACTTGGACCAGCTCAAGGTCGGCAAGGAAGCCTTCGTCAACATGTTGACAGCTTCACTTGATGAGGTCGAAGCTGAGTAGAGTCAGCAACATAACGCAATTGGCCAGCTATATGCTGGCCTTTTGCATATCTGGCGCAATGTGTTATATTGCTTGCAACGCGAACCCAAGGGAATCCAATGGCTTTAATTGATCTGAACATTCCTGCGGGTATTTACCGCAACGGCACAGACTTACAGGCGCAGGGCCGTTGGCGCGATGCAAACCTAGTTCGCTGGCATGACGGCGTTATGCGTCCTATTGGCGGCTTCCGCACACGTTCAGACACCGCAGGCGCAAACAAGCTGCGCGGTATGCTTACATGGTCCGACAATAGCTCCGACCGTTGGATTGCCTCTGGGTCATACAATAAACTGTATATCTGGAATAGCGGCGGCACTCAGTTTGATATTACGCCAGCAGGCTTAACGGAGGGCCGTGAAGACGCATTGGCCTTTACAGGCTATGGCGGCAACTTATACGGCAGCTTTGCTTACGGCGTGGCTCGTCCTGACACGTCACGCATTCAGCCAGCAACGTCATGGCACCTTGAGCCTTGGGGCGAAGACTTGCTCGCCTGTAATGAATATGACGGCAAGATTTATCAGTGGGAGCTAAACACGGCGTCAGATGCTGCTGTTTTGAGCAACGCACCGACAAGCAACTCTGGCATTGTGGTGACTGAAGAGCGCTTCCTGTTTGCACTTGGTGCTGGCGGCAACCCACGCAAGGTGCAGTGGTCTGACCGTGAAGACAACAACACATGGACGCCAGCTGCAACCAACGAAGCTGGTGATCTTGAGCTAAACACGCCCGGTGCGATTATGAAGGGTGTCAGTGTAAAGGGTCAGACGCTTATTCTGACAACACGCGATGCACACGTTGCCAACTACATTGGACCACCATACGTTTACGGCATTGAGCGCGTTGGTACGTCATGCGGACTTGCCGCAAATGAAGCTTGCGTTGTGGTCGATCAGGGTGCGTTCTGGATGGGCGTAAACTCATTCTACGCTTACACTGGCGGCGCTGTGCAGGAAATGCCGTGCGATGTATCTGATTACGTGTTCAACGACATCAACAAGGCGCAGGTCAGCAAAGCCTTTGGTGTATCCAATTCAATGTTTGGTGAAATATGGTGGTGTTACCCATCAGCAAACTCAACAGAAAATGACCGCTATGTAACCTACAACTACGTTGAAAATACGTGGGCTATTGGTGAACTTGACCGCACGGCAGGCTCTGACCGTGGTGCGTTCCGTCAGCCAATGCTGGCAAAAGCATCTGACAATAAGATTTATGAGCATGAGGTTGGCCTTGAGTATGGCGGCTTAACCCCGTTTGCTGAGAGTGGACCGTTTCGCATTGCAACTGGCGACAATGTTATGTCCGTTGTGGAAATGCTGCCCGACGAGAAAACACAGGGCGACGTTAATGCTACATTTAAGACGCGCTTTTACCCTAACGGCGTTGAACGTGATTATGGACCATTTAGCATGAGCAACCCGACAAGCCTGCGCTTTACGGGGCGTCAGGTTCGATTGCGCATTGAGGGTGATCGTTACACTGACTGGCGTGTGGGCGTAAACAGGCTAGACGTTGTGCCGGGTGGGCGTAGATGACCCAGCAGTACCGCGCACCAGAACCAAACGGAGACGACTGGAAGTCGTGGGCGCGTCGCATGATGCAGTACCTTGGCCAGACGCGCATTCCTCTGGTTCAGCAGACTGGCGACGAAAGCGCAGCAGACGATGGCCAGCTTATGTGGGACCGTGTAAACCAGTACCCTGTTGTGAGTAAAAATGGCGAGTGGCGTCAGGTTGTTCTTGAGGACGGCCACGCAGATTACATCATTACGGCTGATGTAACGGCGGCTGCCACGGATACGGCTTACAAGCTGACTTATGACGCGTTGCCAACCAACCACGGGATTACGTTGGGTACACCAGCATCTCGCATTGTTTTTGAAGAGGGTGGCCAGTACGTGCTGTCATTTTCAGCGCAGGTTTCATCTACATCAAGCAGCACGGTTCACTTTTACTTCTGGCCAAGCATTAACGGAACCAACGTAGATAACGGCGCAATGACGACGGCGCTTCACCAAAACAACGCCACATTGGTTACATCCAGAACACAGGTGTTCACTCTGGCTGCGGGGGATTATCTTGAGGTAAACTGGATGGTTGATAATACAAATGGGTTTTTAAACTACACTGCTGCGGCGTCACCTCGCCCTGCTTTGCCAGCTTCAACTTTATCAATTACGAGGTTGCATGGGTAACGAGCTAGAGCGCTGCAAGCCTTGGATTGAGGCTGCACTTGAGTACAGCGGAGGCACACATGAGTTTGCTGACATCGTAGATGGCATAAGTCGTGGAGTTTTACAGCTTTGGCCTACTCCAAAGGGGTGCATCGTCACTGAAATAGTGGTATATCCAAGGAAACGTATTTTAAATGTGTTTCTCGGCGGCGGTGAACTGGAACAAATTTTGGATATGCACGAAGATGTGATAGCATGGGCAAAAGCGCAAGGTTGCAGCGCCCTTACAATGTCTGGCCGTTCTGGCTGGAAAAAACCATTAAAGGCACACGGGTGGAAACCTCAGCACGCCTCATACGTTAAGGAGTTTGAATAATGTCAGGCGGAAAAGGTGGCGGCTCAACAACCAGCGTTGAAGTCCCTGAATATATTGAGCAAGCAGCGCAGCGCAATTTAAACAGAGCGGATCGCCTGTCAAAGATGGGTTACGTTCCAGAGTACGGCCCAACTGTTGCAGCGTTTACGCCAATGCAGGAAGCTGCGTTCCAGAACACAGCAGACACTGCTGGCGCTTTTGGCATGGCAGCGCCAACCTCTCAGCGTGACATTATGGGCGGCATGGATGCGCCAACTGAATACGCAGGCGGGCTTCGCGGTTATTCGTCAGCTCCGATTTATCAGGGCATGGTTGATGAGTTTGCGGCAGACCGCCCAGCTCAAAAATCATACATGGATAGCTTCTTTATTGACCCATACTCAGGCGAGTACGGCTCTAATGTGCAGCCATTTATGGATTACACTCAGTCTGGTACAATGGCAGATGCTGCTAACGCCCAGCGGGCAAATGATTTAGCAATAGCGCAGGCGCAAGCAGGCGCAGGTCCGCAGTATGTGTCTAACATGAATTTGACGCAAAACGAGTTGGATAATTACGCTACAACTATTTCGCCAGACATGTCGTACAATCCAACTACGGATGTTTTAAATCAAGACCAACGGTCATATGTTGACAGTTCAACAGACGCGCGACTTGCTCAAGAGGACATAAACTCAAGCATTCTGGGTAATGCAAACAATAACTTTATGGACGACTTGAAAGGTTCGATTGGAATTGACCCTACGTTTGAAAATCCCTCAAGCGCTGGCTCTTATGGCGGATCGCTTGTAACTGGCGAGCCGACTTCGACCGGTGGATTCACATCTATCAAAGATATGTTTGACGGCGGCGGTGCTGGCACCAGCGGTGACACGTTTGAGGGCGGAGTTTCTGCCATCAGTAATGTTGTAGCCAAGCCAGTAGGCTCTAGCAGCGACGACGACGACAGCGGTGGCGGTGGTGGTGGCGGCTGCGTCGTAGCAACCCACGCAGTCGAGAGCGGCGCATTTACCCCAAGCATGAAACGCGAAGCCGTTGTTTGGTGCATGAACGTGCTGCACGGAAAATGGTGGGGCGAGGCAATTCGCCGTGGTTATCGTCACCTTGGCAATAAAAAGATTGCCCAAGGCAAGGCTCGTGAGCATTACAGCGAGTTTAGACGCTACATTGCCTTTGCCAGTGGTAAGGACCGCACGCTTCGCGGCGCAGTTACATTCACAATTCGGACGACGCAGTTCTTTGCAGTCGGCCTTGTAAAGAAGGACGCATAAGATGGGCGGTTCAGCATTAAGCGGCATGAGTAAGCAGATTTCCAATGGCATGAGTCCAATGCAAAACGGGGTGCTTCAGAACCCTAATGTGCAGCCTGTATCTGCAGACCCAGCATCTGGTGGCGGCAAAGGCGGCACTGGCGGTCAGCCAGCAGCTCCAGCGTCAGCGCCACAGCAGGGACAGTATGCTCCGCTGTCAGCGCAAGGCGACTTTAATGTAAACCAAGCAGCGGCTGGTGCTTTGCAGCAGTCTATGCAGGGTGCGCAGGCTGGCATGGGTTTTCAGCCCGGCCAAATTCGCCCAACTGGCTATCAAGCAAGCACAGCGCAAGCTGCGGGTTATCGCCCAAGCGCAATGACAAGCCAAGGCTACAACGCATCAACAATCGGCTCATCGCCAACTGTTCAGGCGCAAAACGTGCAGGCTGGTCAGCTTGCTGGTTCAAACCTAAGTGCGTACACAAACCCATACGAAGATCAGGTAGTGCAGCAAACGCTGTCAGACTTGAAGGGCGCACAAGAAAAAGAGCTTAACCAAATGGGCGCTCAAGCAAGCGCTGCAAACGCATTTGGCGGTTCACGTCAGGGCATTGCCGAAGCTGAAACACGCAAAGGATACGCAGACAAAGCAGCGCAGGCTGTATCTGGTCTACGCCAAGCTGGCTTTACGCAAGCGCAGCAAATGGCTCAAGCGGACATCGGCACTGCGCAGCAGGCTGCACTGGCCAATCAGCAGGCGAACCTTGCTGCTGGAACAACCAGCGCAGGGTTTGGTCAGCAGTCAAACCTGTCAAATCAAGCAGCCCTCAACGCTGCTGGTCAGTTTGGTGCAAGCGCTGCAAATCAAGCAGCGGCAGCAAACATGGCGGCGCAAAACGCGGCAGCTCAGTTTGGCGCTGGTGCAACAAACCAAATGGGCTTGTCCAATATGGGTGCGCTGAATGCAGCATCTCAATACAACGCAAGTAACGCAATGTCAGCGCAGCAGCAAAACGTCGCCAACCAAATGGCAGCGCAGGGTATGCGTATGGGTGCGGGCGCACAGCTTGGTCAACTCGGCCAGCAAGCGTTTAACACTGGTCAGACTATCCAACAAAACCAGCAGACGCAGGGTCTCATGCAGCAGGGCTTACAACAGGCTCTCATCGACGCAGCACGCGGCCAATACGCTGGTTACACAGCAGCGCCGAATGCTTCGCTTGCAGCACCTCTTGCTGCTCTTGGCGCAACGCCAGATCAGTCAACTACAACGCAAACGAATAATCGCGGGTTGTTTGATTATCTTGGGTTGGCCGCTGGTATGGCTGGCGTGTCCGACACTCGCCTTAAAACTGACATCAAGCCAATCGGAGCGCACAAGGGTATCAACCTTTACACTTGGAACTGGAATGATGAAGGTAAACGCATTGCCGACCTAGCACAGCCAACCATCGGCGTCATGGCGCAAGAGCTTCGTGAGACGCATCCGCATCTGGTTGAAGCGGGCAAGGATGGTTATCTGCGGGTCAACTACGCTGGCCTAAATAGCGAGCTGGAGGCAGCTTAATGAACATTAATGACCGAGAGTTACTGGCTCGCACACTTCAGGCCGAAGCTGGAAACCAAGGCTACGGCGGCATGCTTGCGGCTGGCTCGGTCATAATGAATCGAGCTAATGCCTCTGGCTATGGAAACGGCTTGCGCGGCGTAATCCTGAAGCCCGGACAGTTTTCAGCTTGGAATAGCGCAACAGGCTATGCAGGCGGCGAGCAGGGTCAGGACATGGCTAACATGCAAGCCAGTGATGAGGCGTACAAAGCGGCAGACGCTCTTATGTCTGGCGGATACGAGGATGTGACTGGTGGCGCAACTCACTATTACAACCCAGCAATCTCACAGCCCAATTGGGGGCAAAAGGCTGGCGGCGATTGGAAGCAGATAGGCGACCATGTTTTTGGCTTTGCCGACGCCGACAGAAAGCCCAACCCGAACCAAGCCATTGCATCGGACACCATGCGGGTTCTCGGCAAACAACCAAAAGGCTTGCTTGCAGCAGCTAAAGCAACAGATGACACGGAGAGCAAGATGATACCTGAAGAAAAACCAAAGGGTCTACTAGGCTCTCTCGGCATACAAAAGATGGAAGAAGGCGCGGAAGGCGAAGCTGGCCAGCGCTTTTACCAGCGTGACACATTCAAAGATACGGCGGCTAAAATGGCCCCGCTATTGGCGTCTATGGGCAGCAGCCCAGCGTTGCAGAAAGCCACTGCTGGCATTGCAGCACAGCGGACTGAGAAAAACGCGCGGAATAAATCTATGGAGTATCTCGCTGGTTTGCCGAACGGCGAGGAATTTGT